GCGCTTATTGCCGAGGCTACCCCTTCGCTAGTGTAATAGTTATTAGTGGAGCTTTTTTCAATAACCACCCCATGCGGGTCATCTGCATTTGCATCAGATAATGCAGCTACGGTCATAATAATAAGTAGTCCTAAAATAAACCATTTCATTTGTGCCATTCTCCTGTTGATATTAAGTGAAAGAAGGCAGCTAGACCGCCTGCGATAATCGAACCCCAAATAACAAATTTACCAAGCCAACCCACTACTTTAAAAAAGCCTTTAGACGACCTGAATATTGTAAGTATTTCTGCAATATCCTCTCTTACCGCTGCGAGGTCACCACTCAATACTTCTATTTTATCCCCTACATCTGCTCTGCAACTCGCTAAATCATCCGCTACTTTTTGTATTTTAGCTTCCATTTAAACCTCGATTAGCCCATTAACATATATTGTTTTACCGTTCTCTCTCATAGCGGTTAGCAGTTGGCCTCGCGGTGCTTGTGCAAAGCCTAAATGTGTCCACCTTCCAAATTCATGTATTACTTGGTCAAAGCCTGGTATGTTTTCAGCTATCCATTGGGATAATTCGAGCGGGGTCATGGATGGGGTTGATATATCGGCGGCCATGCCTTTCATGTGTGCCGAGGTCTTTGAGCCACCAATAGCATTATTAAGGTAAGGACTGCGGTATCCAGAGGACACAATAATAGGGGACTTAATCCCGTCCCTTATTTCCTGTAGTGTCCACGCTAATTGAGTCAGATTAATAAGGGCTTCATCGTCTGGCGTGTTATCAATCCCATTCCTTGTTGCGGTTTGGGAAAAGGTTAGCTCGCTTATTGAGAAATTGGGGGGCATGTTCATTGTAGTCTAACCTTTATTCCGATTGTGTTTAGCCCAGTATCTTTTTGATTAAGGCTTGATAGGTGCCTCAAAAAAACACTGTAGCCCTTATACTCATAACCTAGCTCAATACCGCCTATTGCGTTATCGATAGGTATTCCGTCCCTTTGCCAAAAAGAATCTTTTTTCTCATTATGGATTTCCAGGCTTAAATCAATATAAGGGCCCGCTTGTACAGACGAGCATAATAGCAATAAAGGTATCAAGAGCCTCACTCAATTATTTCCATAGCGAACCACGTTCTATGCTGCACATTCCCGATTACACTTGAGTCTGAACCAACATTATGCCAAACATATAAAGTAAAATAGTCCCCTCCTGCTACTGTTATAATGGAGGACGAGAAATTTTGAACCGCGCCCAATGTCCCCGTAGCATTACTGAAGACTTTAGGCATACCAATGCCGCCTGTCGGGTTTGTGGTTTCATCGTTTTTCGATATACCTACATTCCTTTCACCTGTAGCACTCGTTCCCCATACAACTTGCCCAGAGAGCCGTATTTTTGTTATTCCAGCAGGTACGGTTAATCTTTGGTTGTTTGTAACGGTATCGTGGATTGTGTCCGTATTATAATCTTCTGAATCAAATGATAAATGGGTATAAGTTGATGTGGTGATTGTCTCGCTTGCAGACTTATAGGCTAAAGCGCCTTTAAACTTTTTGGGAGTGGGGTTTAGCAGTTCCCATTCTGTGTTTGTGGCGTTATATCTTAGGATTAATTCATGATCTAAGCGCGATATATCCCCTATTACAAGAGGTTGTGATCCATCCCTAACAATCGTATGTGCGGTTAATCCGTCAGGGCTAAAAGTCGGCGTGGTAGTCGCATTAGCAAGCAAGGCTTTAACAAATACAATCTGACCATCAGACAAGGCGGCCATAGTTGGGGATAGCGCGCTAGTGATTGCGTCGGCAGTGCCTCCTCCTATGCCGCGATAAACGCCCTCAGATATAACACCTAATGTCGATCTTACCTCTGCGGCAGTTGTATCATCTAAGAAGGTTTCAGCGAAAGCCGATACAGATATATCTCCTGCAGATTGTAATTGTAACCATTTAATGCCAGATAAATCCGCTTTAGCTACTGCGTAATATTCCGCAACCGGATCATCAATATTAAATGTGGTCGGGGTTTGGGTGGATTCTTGTAAAGAAATAGACCGGCCAAACGCTTCCTCGTTTTGTTGGACCATCATAACCAGCTTATCGAGGTCATCATTAAACGATTCTGCGGCTAAATCACCGTTATTCTGGTAATCGGTCGTTCTTTTGATGGCAAGGTCACGTTTAATCGTAACCACATCGCCAGAAGTTGCGCCTGTTACGAGTACCACGTTACCGCCTGCCGTCGTGCCTGCGCCTGTTACCGTGTAATGGGTGGTCAGAGTCAGTAAGTCAGTCGTGTCGTCTGGTGTCCCGCCTGATGCGACCTGATACACCTTTAAGTCTGCATCTTCAAAGATGGCAAATGGATAAGCAAAAGTCGTTTGTGAGGCGGTTGCTGTGTACTGTACGTTTGGTGTAACATCGTTTACTAATAAAGCCATGACATTCTCCTAGAATGTTCCTGATTCATACATTGCCATAATAAGGGCAATAATTTGGTCTTCTCTTTTCTTGGGACGTTTAACGCCTGCCCCATAATATCCATTAGTATCTTCTGATATTACCTCAGAAGCCTCTTTATCGACAATAGCGTATGTTATTCCTACGCCACCCACGCCAATACGGGTAAATATGTCGCCTGGTCTTGGGCTTGCTCCAACACCCTCACTTTTATCAGTGATTGTGCCGTAAGTCTGACCTACTCCACCTGCCGCTATCCTGGTAAGTAAATCTGCCGGTGCGCTTGGAGGAGCAGACTCAGCTTTTGCCGTGATGGTGCCGTATGTTTTGCCGACACCCCCAATTCCAATGCGCGTTAATTGCGCCATAATTTAAACCAATACGGCAGTATGACCGCTTGTTACAGCAGTAGTGACCGCTGAAATCGTTGCTGTTTTGGTTAAGCCAACATAATCCGTTATCTGGCAAACTTGCTCGCCCAGCGTTCCTGCATTAAAGACAAGCAATCTTGAGTTATAAACATCATCCGTACTTGACGCGGCCACTCCATCAACATTTCCTAATATAGCCGTAGTCGTTGTACCGCCTGTAAATGTAACAGGTAAAGCTGTTGCAGCATGACGAGTTATATACAGTAATTGGGCTGCTGTTGGAGTTCTGGCTTCCATCTCTGCATTGGTTGGGCCGCCATAATCTGTCAATGCAGTATCACACTCGGTATTTACTTGGGCCGCACTTAAATCGTTAAAGTTTGTACTTGCGGTTAATATTCGCGCTGCTGTACCCCAGACCTTATCGGCTGCCGTCTGAGTAATATCAACCAAGCCTGTAGTGACAGAGATAGACATATCCGCGAAATTAGTAGGGAATGACTGGGTTAATGAATATCCTGTCTTGCCAATATTCCAATCGCCTTTACCATTCAATGCGCTTGCCGCTATACCTGATGCGGTTAGCCAATTAGCGGGGATGGATGGCAGATTGGTTAAAGTTGTCACCGTATCAACCGCGCCACCTGTTAAATTAATGCTTGCGGCTAATAAAGCATTATCAGTCCCGCGCATAGTTTCTGCTGCGGTATCCAAATCAAAGGCGTGCTCTGCGCTTGCGTTGCCATACGTTTCAAGCCCCAAAGATACATCAAGCCATATCTTTGTGGCTGTTTGATCGATAACATACACCCTGATACGGGCTGCGCTCATTTCTGTTGCAGTCAAGACTAATGAATAGCCTGTGCCTTCATCTGTGGGCAGATTAGTAGTATTAGCTTCTGCCCCTTCGTCTTTCATTATCTTCAAATCACCGGCAGCAAACGTGGCATTGATGATTAAATCAACCCCATCAGGAGCAACTAAATCAAAAGTTATTGTTTTAGATTGATTATACTTACCCAATATCATGCTGCGTTCCTCATCATTATTCTGCGCCTTAGTGGTGGTACTGGGTTACTTGCTACTGCGGCCTCTAGAAATATATATTGTTTCTTAGGCTTTAGTAGCTGCCAGATATTCTCAGAATGTTGTTTAACCTCTTGCTCAGACCATGCTCTATCCGCTAGACCTGATAGAATTACGTCACCATCATACATTGAGGCTGGTGCTGCTCCACCATCTTGCCCAAACATGGAGTTAAGAGTGGCATTTGTACCGCCGCTTGCATTTGTTAGTCCGGATGAAGTCGTTAGTAGTACACCGTCAAGATATATTTTAACTTCACTTGTCGCGCCTGTTTCTCTTGTTATTGTAAATAGCCGCCAATCATTAGCCACTAAAGCCGGTGAAACGGTTGCATCCACTATTACATTATTACCAGCGCCATATTCATAAAGAACACGAATGGTTGTTGTATTGAGGATATTAATAATGAACAGGAAATTTGCTGCCTCTGTCTCATCGTTATTATCAGCAACGCCAAGCATAACACTGGCCCCACTAAGGGTATTGAACTTACCATAACAAAAAGCGGTCATGCTTCCTGTTAGTTGATATTCTGCGTTTAAAGGAAAGGTATAACAATCCGTGGCAGCTTCGCTTGAATGATGCTTACCCTGTTTGCCTGTGTGTAATTCTGGCTCTGTACCGCCAGGTGGAGTAGTACCCCATGACCTTTGTACAATATCGAAGGCAGGTGTTGTGTTGTGGACGATTAAAGCCTTCATCCCTCTGTTTAATGGATTAGACCAATCGACTTTACCGGCTAAATCCGGTGTTATCGTCTGCTTCCGTTTTCTAACTACAATAGACATTAAGTGTCTTGGCCTTGCATTGGCATAGGCGTTAGAATAAAACCACAATCTGCTGCTGTTGCACTTAATGCATCTGCTGTTTGATTCCAGAATACAGGTGAGCCATGACGGTGTACTACTTCTAAAAGACCACTAACAACCATTTCAGCAGTTGTGCTTACTTCATCAACGATAATACTTCCAAGAAACTCTAAATTCAAAAGTTTATCCTGTGCTGAGACTGCAATATCACCTGTCCCGTCATCATTATCTGGATGTGTACCGTCTGATGATTTCCAGAAAACAGTGATAGCTTGACCTACTACAGGAGCAGTAGCGAATTTAACATAACCCCTAAAAGCATAGTCTCTTGCATGGGCCGATGTTCCAAAGTCATGCAATGCGCCTTGCCTGCCTGCATTGGCTGCAACACTTGTGCATGTAAATAATTCAGTAGTTCCTGCGCTGTCCCACGTAAGAGCCGTTTCCGGTAGCTGGTATGCTTTACTTGTCATTGCTTATACCTTATCAATATGAGTGCTATAGTTTGCATTATAACATATAAATGGGGTTTTAATATGAGCACTGAAATTATGCAGAAAATTAAGCAGGATATAATGGATAGTCAGAATTAAGGTTATGTGTTTTTGATACTGCTAATAGTTCAACAGTTATATCCATTAACTATCTAATCTTGCTGGGTTGTTTCTGTCAAATGCCATGGTTTAACCTTCCTTATATACTGGTATTATCTCAGTTAAATTACCTTGATTGTCTGATTTAATAATGAATCTAATAGGCTTAATAAGCATTTTACGCATTATCTCTGCCATTACAACTTGATTGTTGTTGACTGAATCACGCATAGATGCCATAGCCTGCTCTGCTAATACGGCAGTTATTGTTGCTTGCTTCTCTACCATAGGTGAGTAATCAGGCTGCTCAATCACTTTGATGATTGGAGCAATAGGTTTCTCAACTATCCTATCGGTGGCTTTAGGGATAGGCGCGACCTTTTTAGCATCTTTCTTTTTGGCTTTTTTCTTAGCCTGTTTAGGCATAGACTGCATGTGTTCAGCAAAACCCATTACATTTTATCCTCTAATCCGTCAAGCCAGCGCCGAATATAAAACAAGTTCTGATAAGGCATTAACTTCCTGATAGCGTGGCGCTCTTTTTTGCCTATTTCGCCTGTGGCTGTTGCCCCAATAACATCGAGCATGTCTTTGACTGTACCGAAAGTAGGGCCTGCAATCGCGCCCACTTTGTTTCTTGAGTAGTATCTTGCTGACTGCGGGCCACCTAACATGGCACTTAGCCCTAATTTGCCTTCTGTCAATTTTTCCATAATGTTATTGCCTTCCATTACCCAGCCTGTCATGCCGGAGCGATCTAACGCCTCCTTAATCACAATAGCGGGGTCTGAACTAATATCTCGTCCTGCTACCGCTTCTTTAGATGCGTAGGTCATTGCTCCTAATGCAAGAGATAATAGCATACCACTTAGGGCCTCTGCATCTCGTTGCTGCATTCTGGCAATCGCCATCTTATTAGTGGCTGCAAACATAAAAGACTTGAATTGCCCTAAATGCCGTCCGACTTCTGAGCCGCCCATCACTAAAGGTCTATCAGCAACGCCAGGAGTAACAATGATCTCATCAACCTGCCGTAATACGCTTGTTCTAAAGGCTTGCGCTGCTTCCTTATCTTTCCATTTATTCGTATTAGGCAGCTTTAAACCGGCCTTTTCAGTCTGTCCATGTGCTTTAAACTCTTTTGCGATACGTTTAGCCATGTCTTTATTGATGCCGGAGCTAGTCATTAACAGCCTATCGTGCCGATTCACAGTGCCAGTTGACCACTTACTAATAGCTCTTAAAGTCTCATTCGTTGTGATGATGCCGCCAAACTGCTTTTGTGCAGCATTCCACGGAGCCATCAAAGAGATAAGGCCAAATCGGTTAGACTCTGACTGTAATCCTCTTTCAAGCATTGTATGTCGTCCAAAGCTATCACCTACATCAGCAAGGGATAAAGCTCTAGTATTCAAAACCATATCCCATGCCGCGCCTGTTTCTTTAACCTGTCTAGCAGCCCCTTTAAACATTTTAGGGTCTGCAATCATTTGTACTAGAGCCTTACCGACAGGTTTAAAGCCGTGAGCAAACACATGATTGGCCATATCAGGCATAGCAGACATGGTCATACCGCCTAATTTAGACAGAAAGTTTACTTTTCTCAGTGATGCGCTTGTACGATAGAAGATATCATTTGGATCAGCAGGCCGTCCAAACGTACCTGACAACATATCCCTCAATGCTTCAAGGTCTTTAATGTCCTTGACCTTTGCTTTATTCAATTTAGCCGCTTGCTTCTCAATGTCTTTTCCTTTGAGGTTTGCCACTTTATTAGCGTACTCATTAGAAATAGAGCTGATTTGGTCTTTCATGTCTTTAGAGCCAAACTTAGCGGTTAATTCTAAATCAGGAGCCATAGTGCGAACGTAGTATCTAAGCACCACCTCAGCATCATGCTCTAAAAACTGCTCAATCATTTCATCAGGGATTAATAGTGTCCTTTCGTGTAGTGGGCCAGCTTTACCCATAATGTCCAATGGTATGCGGCCTTCTGGATGCCCTAAAATATTATTAATAGCATCATCTGCAATACTGCTTGCTTCCAATGCGTCAAGGTCTTTCGTTTCTCTCACCATCCAATTAGTGATAATGTCGTTTAACTCTGTTCTTTTTGCCGCTACTACCTCTGGTCGCCATACGCGGGTAAAGTAGGACGGCGCTGTTTTAACCTTTATGTCTTTAGCAAACAGTTTGAGGTCGATTGCTTTGTTTTTAATCGGGTCAATAACTTTAGAGCGGATATATTTAGCTAGGCTATCGATCTCTTTAATGGCATGAGTATCGTTTCTGATCATAGCGCGGCCTAATTCTTCTCTAAACTCTTTAGCTGTGAGGTGTCCGCTACGTCTGCGAGCACCAAATAAGTCGCCTACCTTCGTTTTCATGCCTGCTGCAAGCCCTGTCTGGCCTTTTCGATACATTAAATAAGCATCGTCAATCTTTGTCAGGGACTCACCTAGAATAAAGTCGTATTGCTTGATGCGGGTTTCTACGCTCCCGCCTTCTGCGGTTGCTATGCCTTCAAGATTCTTTTGCTTGCGTAGTGAGCTTTCAACTAAATCCTCTTTAATCTGCCGAGCTAACAAGGATTCAGACTGACTTAATCGCACATCAGGCGATAATCCTACCTTCTCTAATCCAGCAGCACTTATAAGAGTTTCTTGCTCTTTGGTTGTTTGTCTTACCGCGGCAGCGCCTGCGCTTGTCGGGACTGATGGCTGTAAGTCGTCATCAATCGCTTTAGTTATTTGAGAGATTTGTTTTTTAGACATCCCCACCATTGCGCCACCAATCACACCTGTTAGCAGGGTTCCGGCAGATATATTAATAACACTTTCTTCTATTGTGCGTGTTTCTTGGGTTCCGTGAAGCAAAGCCTCTGATACCGTTAAAACAGCACCAGTCTCAACACCTAGCTTTAATCCGGCTACTGTGGCGCTTCTTGCGCCTGATAAAGTGCCGCCACCCATAAAGAAAAGGGGCAGCATTACAGGGTCAGTCATTCCAGCAATAAATGAGGAAACATAACCAGAAGCACCTGAATCACTAATAATCTGTCTGTTAGAGTTTTCGCGGTCAATGTTCATTTTGACATATTCCGCTTCTTCTTGAGACTCAACATTAATAAAGCTATCAGGATATTGCTCATATCCCTTTATATCGTCAAAAGGATCGTATTCATCATTGGCCAGGCTAAGCTCAGGTGATGACGGATTTAGAGGGAATTGCTCTTTTACGCCTCGGTCTATCATTGAGCCTAAAGTGTTATGGGTTGCAAACGCCGCGCCTATAGAATCTACAAACCCAGCATCAGGCTCATCCACTTTCGGCAATGTTCCGCGCTCTGAGATAGGCTGTTGAGGAATAAATGGCATTACATAGTCCCTGTCATTTCAAATAGCTCGCCTTGAGGATTTCTCATTCTTACAGGCTGCTCAGGCATAGACTCGGTGCGTTGCGCTCTTTCTTCTTTAGCGGCCTCAAGCATTTCTTCAAGCTCGGCTTGTTGCTCTATACCTTCCTGGCTAACGCTGTAATCAGGCATCCATCGCATAGGCTGGTTGTTTTCGTCTAAAATTGGGGTTGCTACGCCATCTTCATTTAGTGTTGTAACAAAATAAGAGGGGTTAGCTTCGCGGGCGGTACGAGGGTCAACAACAATCTGTGGGTTAACCTCACCAATGTCTTGCCCTAACTGTTTTTTAACGTCATCAATCAACTGATTTCGCATCCAGTCGCCTTCGCCATAGTAAGATTCAGGCGCATATTTTGACATCTCAGGGTAGCCGTTAATCTCTGTTCTTGCCCAAACATTCTTTAAATCGGTATAAGCAAGCTCTCTGGCCTGCTCTAAGTCTTTAGTTAAAGGCAAGTATTGGTCTACCATTAAATTAAACTCAGCCTCCATCGGTAAAGGAGTGGCAGGTTGTGAGTCGAATAAATTGGGGTCGAAATCATCATCTATCCCATCATTCAAAAAAGACCTATTATCTTCTCGGTAATTCTTTGTATTGGTTTTAAATTCGTCAGCAAAGGCTTTCTTTTCCTCTGGAGTCGACCCATATACACTTAAACGTGATAGCTCAACGGCTTTCTCTCCATCCATTCCAGCGGCTATGTCTCTTGACACCAAAAGGCTAAAGGCTTTTACATCGGCTGGTACGCTTGATAATGCTTGTGGTGTCTTTTCATTAATGCGGGCAATAAGCTCTGCTGCTTGTACAGCTTGCTCAGGATTGCCTGATTTAGAGTGAGACTGCATAAGCTCTTGTGCTGTTTTCGGAATAATGGTTGTTGCATTAACTAAATCGACAGTCTGATTCATACCCTCATCCGAGAAGGGTTCTGCAATATTCTCGATATAATACGCTTCTACTGCGTTCTTGTGGTCAGTATTGCGAGAGCTTAAAGGTACGTTAGCGTTTAATGATGCAGCAACTAGGGCTACTTGGTCTGCTTTTTTACCTGCTTTTTGCGTTTGATTGTCTAATTCTTTAGTTAAAGAGGTTCTTTTCTCTGCGCTTATGATTTGTTTCTGGTAAGCGTCCTCAATATCCACTTCTGTGGCTTCACCACGGCTTACTGCAATAGATAGGTCGGAGGCTTGCTTGCCCCTGGCGCGTGAAATCTCAGCCAATTCTTCTGCTTGAGCACGTTTGTTTATGCGAATATCACGGGTTAAAGTCTTGTCCATAATATTGGCATACTTGTACGCCTCGTCTAAACCGATATTCTTAGGCGGTTTGTCGATGAATTTAGTTAGAAACTCATCACCTTTGCCTGCTCTGCGAGCATCGTTAAACTGCCCCATGACTACGGCTTTGTCTGTTGACTGGCTGAGTTCATCACGGCGTTTATTGGCCTGTTTTGGCGTTAAAAACCCACCCGCCTCCAATGAATCAATGGCTATATAAGCCCTTCCAAGACTATCAAGCATTCCATTTAGGTCGCCATCTTCGGCCAAATCAACGGCTGTTTGCGCGGCTACAGAAAGCCCGTTTTCTAAAATGCCTGCTTGCTCCGCCCTCTCATTAGTTCTGCGGTTTTTTTCTGCTGATAAAGTGCCTTTTAAGATATTGGTGGAAAGCATATCTTGAATAGATGGCTTAATGGAATCGTCTGCACCTTCTAAAATGCCGCGGGCATATCCTTTAGCGGCATTAGTAAAGGCTTCTGGATCGGCAGGGTGATCCATGCCAATACGGGTAAGGTTATCGGCTACATCTAACTCTACTGCTGCCGTATAAGAAGTGATTGCACCAGAGTTCCATGCTTCATCTGCTATGGTTTGGCCATCTCTTAAAGTAATCTCTGTCTTGCCTTGTGTGTCAATAAGCCCTTGTTCTTTGGCTTTCTTTTGCATTTGGGCGTCTAATTCATCGCTTTGCTGCGCTGAAAATCTGGACAAACGAGAAGCCAAAGACTCGAATAGCCGCCCTTCTGTGCTTGCGATAGGTCGCATACTGACTGGTTGTGACTGGTATCTCATAATTTACCGCGTTTTAATGTTCTAACTCTGGCTTCACCAATCTCCGCCCCTGCTGAAATCAGGCTAGAGCGTCTTGCTGTCCTTGCATTGGCTTGTAACTGGCTGACTCGTTGCTCTGTTGCGGCTTTATCGGTTAATTCGTCTAATTCAAATCGACTAATATCCTCTAATTGAATAGCTTGAGCACTTGAACCCGTACCAGAAGTGAAGCCTGATGCGCCTGCTTTTACATTTTGCATAGCAAGTGATCTTATAAGATTACGCTTACGTTCAATCTCTCGCGTCCTCGCGTTGGTTTCTTCTGCTTTGGCTTGTACTTTATAGGCTCTACTTTGTGCGACACCGCTGTAGAGAGTTGCGCCTACCGTTAAAACGGTCATAAGCCCTTGTGCTGCTGCCATTGTTGCCATTAGGCTGATACCTCCAGGTCTAACCCTAATATCGTCATGGGTACAGGGTCAACTTGTGTAATGGTTAATTGAGCGGTCTGCGACCACCCGTTTAGATAAATTTCTGTTACTTCATCACTTGGATCAGGCACATCATCAAACGTATCAACGTCTAATTGTCTGTCAGGTATTACTTCACCGTTCACTAATATACCTAGCGACTGATAGCGGTTAATCGTACATCTTACAATCCGTTTCTCTCTGTTAAGAGTTGGCCCGTCTTGAAAGCCATCAGATACAGGCATTGTAGTAATCTTAGGGTTAAAGTCTAATCCTACCTCAAGAGTCTCGGCTGACGGTGTTCTGTCGAGGGTAATCTGTCCACTTGATACCGTTGCGTCTGTTTGGACTGCCCCGCCTAGTTTAACACGTACAACTTCGCCTTCTAAGTGGTCAAGCCCTGTCACTGTGGCGCTGGAATGGCTTGCAATCACTAAGGCGCTGTCAGTGTATATCTCTGAGCTTAATTTCTCTAAATAGTTTACTGTCACTGAGTTTATAATGCGTTGAACAATAAAATAGGTATCTCTGTCTAATACTCCGACACGCTTAAAGTCGCCTTCTGTTTCCCACGGTCCTGACCATGCGTTTACTTCTTGCTCGCGTAACGTATTTAAAACAACCACATCTCCTGCGGTATTCACAATATAGATATAATTGCTTTCAGACGAATCCGCACTAATCACAGAGTCAATGTCTACCGGCGTCTGGATTAAATGAGTAGACAGTTGAGAGATTGAACTCGATACATGCGCGTTTTCCTGAAATGAATATAAGAACTCTCTAACACTCTGGCCGCTTCTCTGTATGAAAATGGTCGCGCCATCAATCGCTGCTGTCCTAACTGCGGCTGAACCATAGGAAGTCTGTCTTATAACGGCAAAGTTACTCGGTGTAATCGGGTTATCAGGGACAACAAACTCACCGCCGGAGGTATATATTTCTAATTTGCGTCCAGGTACTACGTTTCTTATCTCATTTACTTGGTCAGTATCCAATGCGCCAGCCACAGCTTCATCAGCTTGCCCTGTCCCCACATCGAAATTATAGAAATCATTTGCTTTAGATAGCCATATACCTTGAGGTCTTCCAAGTGAGCCACCAAAGACCATGCGGCCATTAAAGAAAGTTACTGTTCTCGGCCATCCTCTTGATGTAGACCATACATCCTCTGCGCCACCACCGAAGTCAAACTGAGGCGTGTTGGTAATAGGGACGTCATCAACTGTCCATATCCCCTCTGAGGTTGTGTCTCTGGTAATTCTTTGTGGCGCGATATCTTTATGGGTAATGATAAGGGTATCAGCAGTTTGCGCCCAGTTAATCTCATTTAACTGTGAAGTCGTATGAGGAATATGAGCTGCCGCAATAACAACATCATCCTTATATATTTGCAGGTTTTGGTCGGTGGCCACTAGCATATAGGTTTGTTCAGTATTGAATGAAAACGGGATTAAGCGAGTATCACTTATTGCTGCGGATCTTTCCCATAATTCAAATTCGGCTATTTTAGCCCTTTCTGTGGTTAAATCAGTCGTGCCGATGCGGGCTACACGCCAATATCTTGCGGTTACGTCCGGATGTGACCGATAAGAAACTTCTGAGGATGATAAATTAATCGTGTAAACAGATGTCCAGCTAATGTCATCCGTTGAATATTGAATTTTAAACTCGTCATTCGTCGAGGTTGTCAGACTCATTAACCTAACATCAGCAAAATGGATTGTTTTAGCGGAGCCTAAATCGTAATGAACAACCACATAAGGGTCTACTACACCTATATTAGTCGTTGTTAATAGATAGGTCGTATCATCATCGTCATTTGCACTGGCTGCTGTGCCGCCATTTGGCGCGGTAATAGTGACGCTAGTGACGCGAGTAATGACGGGATGACAGTCATCGATATATTTGGTGCCAGGTCTACGGCTAACTCCGCCAAAAGGTATGCAAATAGCATTATCTAGCTTCTCCGCACCGTTGTAATAAGCCTTTAAGTCAATACGAGCCGCTGCTTTTGGGTCTAGCACCCCTGCGCTGAATGATGATTGCAACCTTCTAAGGCGTGGCATTATCTTACCTCAAGGAAAGGAGCTGATTCTATTGCATTATTGGTGCGGCCTTGTGAGTCTCGGTTCATTGCCACAAGCCGTTGCCGGTCTGCCGCATTAGTAAAGGTTTCGGCCAATGTTCTGTTATCTGTTACGGATATAGCAAACTCAGCAGCTAATAAATACTGCATGAGTTTAACAAAATAAGGGGGTAGCGTGGTCTCTGCCGGTTTAAACCAATAGTCGATTTCCATTGTTTCTTGGTCTGAAAACAGCATGTCCTCGTAAATCTCAAAAGGACTGCGTGGATAGTTACGGTAAGTCAGTAATAGGTCGCCAGGGAGCTGGAAAGCATTTGTCCATTCATTCAATGGTGCCGCTGCCAATTTGGATAAAGTAACCTTACCCATCGCAAAGCGCCAAGCGTGGCTGGTAATGGCGTCCTCATATACAACTTCATACAGATTAGCGGCTGCTCTTGCTCCGGCTCCTGCATCAGTAAAGGAATTTATTGTGTTATGACCTATGAGCAATAGGGCATTAGACGACATTGATATGTCAGTAGCCATAGTCCTGCCTTAATAAAAAGAAGGGGCCGATTAAAGCCCCTTACTAATTAAGCTAATATCTGAACGGTTGAAAGAACAGTAACAACACCAGCGGCGCTAATCGCGTCAACAAAAATGTTATCGAAAGTCTCTGTGCCGCCAGTAGCCGACACACACCATATAATATCTTGAGCTTTCAAGCCCATGATAACAGCATCGTCAAAGTATCCAGACGCAACAGCAGTTGCCTTTGTGTCTGTAGTACCGTAAGACCAATGCTTGGGGGCCGAACTGTTAGCCGAAGCTGACATAGGGATTAGATTATCTGCATTAAAAGCCATTTTAGTTCTCCTTATGTTTCGTCAGCGTTGATTAGAATTAAACCAGACGTGTCACGAATGGCTGCACCACACTTCATCATGCCATTGCATAACCATGAAGTCTTTTGTGGAACCCAGTTTACGTCAGTGCGTATATCTAAACCTGTTGCAAGGCCTACCGCTGACTTATGCCAAGCATAGTTTTGACGCACATCGCCAGCAGCAACTGTTAGGCCACCCTCATCACGAGATTCAATGATATGCCAATGAAAGCCCATCCAATAATCCAATGTTCCGGTCATTAATGACTGAACACTATTATAATCGGCTGAACCAACTTGGGTTTCTAAGAGCATGAACTGCAAGCCCTGAGCAGAAGTCGCAATATGACGGTCTTGGTCGATTGGAACACCAGCATCGTTAAGCTCTTTAGAAGCAGCAATAACTTTTTCGATGTTCATATTTGTAGCAGCACCACCGACACTGGTTGCGATAGTCGCGCCAGGTGTAGCATCGTCCATTGCATCAATGATGATTTGTTCTTGACGACGATGTAAAGCGCCAGCAATTGTATGCGCTAACTCTTGTTTTTCGTCAAAGTTGACCTCAGCCGCGTCAAAAATATCGGTATATTCTGGAGCGTTCCAGTTACCTAATGTTGCGGTGATAAGGCTGTGAGAGATGTCCATAGGTGTAACATCGGCTTGGCTTGCTTTCTGATTAGCCAGTCCTTTACCCATAGCGCGGAATTTGTAGGTATCGCCTACTACGTTGCTGCGTTGTGTGACTGCATTTACTATACCACCGTTAGTAGCACCCATAGTCTGGTACTCGTGTTTAACCATATCGTCAAACTCGGTGGAAGCAGCAGCACTTAGATTCTTGCTCATAAGATACTCCTAAAAAATTAAAATAATATGTTTTTAGGGTATCTCAGCTTAGGCTGGGGCCTAGATGTTCTGTTTAATACAGGCCATAAAGGGTGTCTGTGAGTAAATCATAACGTACTTATATATATTGTCAACCTACAATATTTTGACTTGGCTCGTTACCAAACAGTTTTCCGTACAATCTGCTTGTTTCTTTGCGGAAATCAGGGTCGGATTGCTGTCTTGGATCGCTCATACGCTCTTTAAGGTCACTATGGGTCAAGCCTGATACTGTTTCGCTGTTGTCTGGTACGCCTAATGAGCGTGTTAAACTAATTAATTCTTCAACCGCTTTCATGCCTGACGCTGTGGTGAGCATATCCTTTAAACCTTCAAAGCCGTCCTCACTCAGATTAGCTTGAGCAAAGTCGCTTACATTCTGTAGTCTTTCTTTAGCGTTGTCACCGATAGCATTAAGCTCTGATTCTCGGTTGGTGCCGGTTGTTTCGTACTCATTCTTAATGAACATATGCAAGATGTTGGTAAAACCATCCTGGTTTAGGTTGTTATCTTTAGCCCATTGCTGAAATTCACCCACTAAAGGGTCATCAGAAGCTATTTCACCATCTATTCCATCAGGCATACTCATCTCATAATCGTCGGGAGCGCCTGTAAAGCCACCAAATTTAGAGGCTAAGTCAGGATATGCTTTGGCTTGGTCTGCCATAGTCGTGTATTTATCCAGCAAAAAGTCAGGTTTATCGCCTGTCCCTTCTATTCCCTCTGATACATACCACGGAGTTACTTCTGCTGTTGTTTCTGCTGTTTCTGCTGCTGTCTCGGTTGCTGCTTCGTCTGCTTCTGGTAATAGTGATTCTTCTTCCATTTTATTCTCCTGAGTTGTGTATCGCTGCTAAAATGCAACGGACAATATCATCTTGGCCAGAACGAAACATATCGAGCCGTTCTGAGCTTAGTGGGTCGCAAGCAGGGCGGTTAATCGTCCAGCCTTTGAGTGTTTCTAATGTTCTTTTCCCTGCATCTGTGGAGAATGTCTCACGCATATCAGAATCAAGCTGCTTAATGTGTTCAGCTTGAACTTTACGGATAGCGCCGTATTCAGGGTTATCGAGGTCTAATGCTTCAAACCCTCTTAATGGGTTTTTAATGCTTACGACTTTCTTCATTTAAATTCACCGCACCAATCCTCGGGGTTTTTAGGTATTGGAGTAGGGTATCGCTTGCAAACAATGCGTTTCTTGTCTCTGCTTTTATATTTACAATCTTTACAAAATCCCGCTATTTTCTTTTTCGCCCAAAACATTATGCGCCCTCCGGTATTTGTGATTGCGCGATTAGTTGTGCAACCATTTCAAGTAGTTTCTCTTTATCTCCATCATCACGGTTGAGGTCGGCAGGCACGCCAAGTAACTCGCCTAGTTTCTTAGGTATTTCCTCGACCTTAGTTGTACCCATGAAGATTTGCGGCCCTAACTGTGCGTTAATCTCAATCCATCGTGTAATGCTTTGGATTTCATCAGCATCCTGCGCTCTTGCGAGTGGAGATTCGTATTTTAGCGTGACTTCTTTACCGTTTACTTTGAAATCGGGAATCTTGCCAAGTCGTTGTAATATGTAGACACCGCGGCGCACGAGCTTCTCAAGCAGCTCAGTTTGTAACCGTCCGAAAGTTGCCCCCGCAGTTTGAACCAAATCTTGCTGTCTAATGCTGATTTCTGTGGCTGACTTCGTTGGACCCTCCACTGGCCCAAGCTGATTGTTAAATAAAGCATCGTTAATATTCTCCCGTAGGTCAGCCAGTATGATTTGTGATACGTCTATCCCGCTACCTGTGTCTAGTCGTCTAAGAGTGGGATTATCATTAGAGTTACTGTTTACAGGGATAATGGAATTGGGTACTAACTGTATTGTATAAGGATTAATAGAGCCATCCGATACATTTGTGTAAATGCCACCAATATCTATTGCTGCGCGTCTTAATGTAAACTCTACCACCTTATTCGCCGTAAGAATATCAGGTAAGGCTTGCATTATAGGGCCACGACCTAATATTTCTCCAGGCATTACTGATGTTCTAAAGACTATCCACGGGCTTACTTCTTCTTCCCGTTCGACGATAATCTTCATGCCCTGCTTAATCATTACATTATAGTCGTAATTCTTAGTTTTTGGATTGAATAGAGTGGCTTCGATTATTTTAATCTTAGTATCGGGCTTAGTCTCAATAGACCTCTTAGTGGTGTCATCAAGTTTAGCATCAGGCCATTTACGCATTATTAAACGTGCAGGCACGTCCCATTCTCTGAATACTGTCTCAATCGTGCCATCTGGCCCTTCTTCTGGAACAATCTGCGCGAGTGGTACAGCTGTGATGTTAAAGGGTTGGTCAGGCGCACCCTCTTGGAACAACAAGGCTCCTGTAGACACGCCACATTCTAAAATAGCCTCATGTGCTTGCGTTGCTAGCGGTGAGTGATTAAAGGCTGCAAACAAGATGTCAGTGGCCTGTTCAAGTCCTACCTTTACATTGTCTTTGTCATCTTCTGGTATTTCTTGGCCAGGGGTCAGAGTAGCCCACTTTCTCCACGGAGGCATAAGAGTGGCTTGCATTCGTGAGGCATATTTCTGCAACCCGTTAATAGCGGTAGAGTCATATACTTCCTCGTTTTTCTTTTGTCCTTCTCTCTGATTTAGATAAAATTCTTCTCGTTGCGGTAGAGCATATTGATATGCTTGCTGTAATACATCGAGCCATAACGCTTTACGAGCATTTGCCGCATTAAAGCGTTTAAGGAGGTCTTGGCCCTTCATGTGAGAAGCCCCGCTTTACGGTTTCTACGTGCTCGTCTAGTTTGATCCATATCCAAACCGACAAGAGAAGCTTCAAAATCACTTTCTACTTTAGCTAATCTTGCTGTTTCTGCTTTAGCCGCTACACCTATTTTCTCTTTAGTGGCTAGATTCTTAGCGCCAAACTCTGGATCTCCACCAATACCCTGCTCTGAGCCTGATATTAATGAAGCGCGGCCTCGTGTTCTACGTTGTGCCGCTATTTTTCGTTGTTCTGTTTGCCTCTCCAGCTTCTCGATTTCACGGAGTTGTCGCTGCTCAAGAGTTATTGATGCTTGTGATCTCTTTGGTTTGCTTCCCATGGTGCGCCTCGCAATACTTATACAGTTGATATGGGGTTAAAATCCACCAAGCTCTTATGCCTAGTAATGATTTCATCATTTCAACGCAAGAATGAGGCGCGAATAGTCTGCGGTATCTCTGTCTTCGCCATACTTCTACATACTGGGTCTTATAACCCATAGCCACGTCTTTAATCGTGTCCTTGTAATCATACAATAGCACATCACAATCCGTCCAGCCTAGCGTATAATCCATTTTAATCCAGAATAATCCGTCAAATTTGACTGCTAACACATGTTTATAGCCTTTTTTAAGGAATTTAGACCACCATGTGTCGTCTTTATCAGAATAAAGCAGATATATCCGTGTGCGTGATAGCCCTGCTAAGTGAATAGAGTCTAATAAACTGTGATTCTTTAGCATTAGAAGATATTAAACGCATTATTCATCACGATAGGTTTCTCATACGCCTTTAGTTTCTCATTATAACCTTGTGCAAACTGCATAAACGCATCAGCCACGTCCATAGCCCAGTCATGAAAGGGGGTTTCATTGTATTTGTTCTTGTCATCCACAAACTTATAACGGAAATTACACAGTCCATCCCATCCTTGCGCCATTCTCCGGCCTCTTGGATCGTCGCCCGTATGGAAATAGCACTCGTTTAACATGTTCTGTGTCATTCTGATGGCTGCTTGCTTCTCAGGGATTCTAGGGACAACTGTGGCGGGTTTAATGCCGAGGTTCCTAAGCTGTACTTCTATGCTGCTTACCATGCCTAGCCGCTCATGTTTGGTGTCATGGGGCAAATAATGTCTACCATAGTTGTAATCCAGTTTCTTTAAGACTTTAGCATAATCCTCTAAATCATCACCCCTGGACATGTAGAAATCAATGAATCGGTACTCTTTGCCCACTCTTTGCATAAACCATATCACGGTATAATCTGACTTGCCCACATCCCAGAAGGTTTCAACCTCAACATCTTTAACTACAGGAATCTTTAATAATCTCTCTTCTTGCCTGATTGCTTTGATTTGCTTACCGAATACCGCGCCCTCAGCCAGTAGTTTTAATTCGCCTTCCCAGATATTGAGGTATTTCTCATAATCATCCTCTTTCATTTTGGTCATCTGTTCACGCAGGACTTCTGAGAAATAGGGGTTGTCTTGGTATGAGGTCTTCAATACTAATGCGTTAGAGGGCGGCTCAGAGACTACAAATTTGTGATAAAGGTAATCAAACTTGAATCTTGTATTGAATGAAATCCATATCTCAGAGCCTTCCTCACGTATGGTGGGGTCGATAATATCCCATGATGCTTCTGACAGGCTGTGGCCTTCTTCAATCCAGCATATTGTCACGCCTTCTGTGGACCTAACTTCTTCTGGATTAGCCTTAACACCTAAGAACATGAACTCAGTGCCGTTAATGCCCTTAATGGATTGCTCTGTGATGGTGTAGAAGGCTTCCAGGTGTAATAGTCTGATTTGTTTCTTTAGCAGTCTATGTACGGATTGCTTGATGGACTTCTGTAATTCACGAGTGCAGAGGATAAATTCAGGGTTTTGTGTGCCTCTAATAAGTAACCGTCTGGCTATGGTCCATGACCTAGCTGCTGCTCTACCGCCATACAATACTTTGTATCGCCACGGGTCGGCTAATGGCTTGTAGACTTTAGGGAATCGTACTACGACATTATCACTCATTGATTATTTGGATAGTAGATGGGAGTAGGTCTTTGCCGCCTTCGCCTGTTAGCTCTTGTTTGTCGGAGTATCCATGCTTGCCGAGTAATAGCTTGGCAATGTTAGCGTTATAATCCCCTGTTATTGCTCCAGACATAACCATTTCATGCTGTATTGACTTGATTTTAGCTAATATATCGGAAAATGCTTTCTTTTCTTCTTGTTTAGCCCAATCGTATAACGTGTCAGTGTTTAGCTCTAAGTATAAAGCAAGTCCTATATGGCTAGGAAATACCGCTCCATGATGATGATAGTCTCCACCTAGATAAGTATTAGCCTTCTCTAATATTGCATCATTATACTTAGTGGGTCTAGCCATGCTTGAATTGCCTTAATATGTAATCATTGGATTTGCTGTCTAGCCTTACTTTGTATTCTTGGCCGTCCTTTGTGAAATATAACATTCTACCTCTGTCGTCTATTCCGTATTGATCAAGAATCTCTTGTATCTTCTTGAGGTCGCTCAATGTAATGGCCTCATTAGTATTATGCCGTGTTTTTGCTCTCTGATCTTAATTAGGGCGTTTTGTATCTTTATCTGTACGAAGGTTTCATCTGACTTCTTAGTTGCTTCCATTTCAATATAGCCGCAAATATCAGCAAAGTCCTCTCTTGTGAGTCCCGCGCTTTTCCAAATTATAGCGAGTTCATAGAGACATTCCACCCCTGAATCAACGCGATCATCTGCAAGCTGATCAATAGTCTCATCTATTAGCTTATTTATATCCATTTCTCAGCCACTCAAGATATACCTTCATTCTTTTGCCGTGGTCAGCGGAGCCAATGTCAAATCCAGAGTAATAAGGTGTTTCAAGCCCTGTCTCCTTTTTGAAGGCTTTGGCTTTTTCCTCATAGTTGTTATACTTTAGCTTATTCATAGGAGAAAATCATGCCCGAAGATAAGAAGAAAGACCCAAAAAAGAATCCTAAACCTAAGCCCTGGTATCTAGGTTGGGGATTAGCTAAATTTGCAGCTAAGAAACTCAAGAAATCTCGGAAGGAGCGTGATGAAGCAATGGCGAAACTGAAAAAGGAATAAAATGAACCGGAGCGATTATATAATCACATTCCCTTTGCTCCTTAGCTTCACAATCATCCACCTCAGCAGCGATATTCATACCGTATCTTGAATATTCGCCTGTTAGAGAGTGCATAAACAGCATTCCGCAGATAAAAGCTAGTGGTATGTATAATCTATTCATTTTGGGGAATAGTTATTTGCCATTGTTCCGCATCTGCCAATCCCGTCAATCCTTTCGAGCATACATAACCTATCTTTATTGCCGTCAATCAGGTCTATCATACGACTAGACTTGCATCTTGGTGGTTTGTTGGCGCTCATATTCGTGCAGTTCTTACAAAGTTTAAATTCGTCCATTCATTTCTCCTCGTTTATTCACCGTCATCTTTTATCACATCCGTTAATGCTTCTGCAATAGAGTTTTTGACTATTTCCATCTTTGGCTTGCCAATCTCTTTTTGCAGCAGCTTAAATACTAAGTCACCAGCGTATTTCTGTGCTTTTGCTGATACCTCTAGAGACTTAATGACGTTTAGGCAAAGGTTTTGTATCTCTAAATCGGTCATTTCATAGCCTCGTTATACAAATCTGATGGATGAGTGAGTGATAATCCCAACTCAGAGCCACAGTAGTGGTCAAGCGTTTCCAAGTATAGACACATTTCCTTATTGTTCATTTTGCTTGTGTGCGCTCGTATCACTCGTGTTTTTCCGTTTATCTCAACTACTTCTCTTGGTAAAAGAAGGTTAATCATAAATTCATGTATATCATCTGTGGAATAAATTTGGCCTTTGTGCTCTTTTAGAAACTCCTGTATCTCACCATTCCACATCCACATTAATCTGTTAATGGCTAGGCTCCGTTTCTTCTTATAGAGACTAGTTTCAACCAACACCGGCTTATCAATTATAGCATTTTCCAGTGATTTTATAAACTTTTGCTTATCGGACTCAGTCTGAATGATGGTTGTCTTTTTCATTTACTTGTCTAGGCTGTTAGCCCAGTTTTCCAGTGATGTGGCTACAGTTAATATATCCTTATCCGCGCCCTTTATTGTAAAATCACGCTCTATCCATCCAGATGATTCAATATAATCAATATCCATCCCCTTAAATTTGCATTGGTTTAAGAAGTCTCTCACTTTCCCACAAAGCATACGTCCTGCCGTGAATGTCATATTTGACATAACCATTCCTCTATTTTCTTATCTATCCATACTAATTCGTTATCTTCACCGGCTGATTCTGATAGCTTGCATAATTTCTCAGATTGTTCTTTTGACAAAATGACTCTGTATTCAATCAAAATAATGCCTCCTGTGCTGTCTCAGCCGTATATCTCTCACATGCTGCAACATAATAGTCCTCGTCTATTTCTACCCCTACGAAGTCACAGCCAAAGTAGTGTGCTGCTATTGCGCTAGATGCAGAGCCAAGATGAGTGTCAAGGATTTTGTGGTCTTTGAAAGCGTAGTTATCTAATAGCCATTGATAAAGTTTTATGGGCTTCTGAGTTGGGTGGATTTTACCTTGCTTTAAGTGATCGCAATTATGCTGATGTATGCTGTATCTAAATATCTTTGCTGGTTTTTTCAACCCCATCGATACCCACGCATATTCGGCAGTTGCAAAGTTATCCACGGTTTGCTGTTTATCCCATATGCAGAAATATTCTGTTGGCGGTAATTGAAAGTTGTTAGCTCCCCCAAACAATCTGGTTTTTGCTGATTCTGAACAGTTCATCCCAATATTCTTGATTTGGCTTAATGTCCCACTGCAGCCCATCTTCTTGCATGGCTTTGTGCGCTTTAAACCTAGTCTTGCCTGATGCTTTTTTAAATCTCTCAATCCCATAAGGCGGATCAACAATCGCAAGGTCAAAATGATTATCTGGATATTTCGCCATCACTGTCATGCAATCATCATGTATTAATTCAATCATTTATATCTCTCAATATCTCGTCTAATGTGCTCACAATTTTATAATGTCCTGTCCATTCGCTTTCTAGTCGTATCTGGCTTTTCTTCTTGGCTGATTCGTTTATCTTGCCTGTTTTCTTGCTAACGTGCTTTTCTTGCTTGATTTCATACCAGTAATTAAGGCCATTAGCGCCCACTAATATATCATCATGACCTGTTTCTACTTTGTAGCCTAAATCTCTCAAGTCGCTAACAATATCTTTCTCGTTAGTATCTGTCCTTGCTGAGTATCGGTTTCTACTCATTATTATGCAGCACTAATAGCTTTATAAGCTATATAGCTCTCATCAGTATTAACAACTCCTTTACCGCTACCGCAATGCTGACAGCAAAAGCCCTCATTAACTGGATGCCCGCATTTTATACAAGGCTTTATAGTGACTCTGCCAAGAGCAAGCTGTATCGCTTCGTCATTGTATGCCGCACTACTTTCTTTCATTTTAGCCATAACCAAATCCTCATTTAACAAACTTCTGCTTATTGGCATAGTATTACCTAGTTATATTCCAAACTTACCGTATTTATCGCTTAGCCCTTTAATTAAATCAGTGGCTTCATTGACATCATCAAGTAGTAACTTTGTAATATAGCTCTCTTTTCTTGTTGGCTCTCCACTAATACTAACTACATGGGCATTAAAGGATTCAAGGGCATTATCTCTTGCTGTTTCTAATGCGAAATACATTCGCTTCATTAGATTTTCTTCAACAGAATATAACAAGCCACTCATTCTACATACCGCTTCTTGTTTGCGTAGTACTCAATCCTTTCATAAGGCATCTTTAACCGCATAGCTATCGAGTTTATGGACAGCTTGGATATTGCCCTAGTCTGCTTATTGATCATGTTTTCGCCTTTCTCGATTGATTCGTGCATCCTCATCCGGTCTTTTTCGTCAACTTTCATCGCTTTTAATCTTTTAAGCTCTATTTTGTTGTTGAATCGGTTGTAAATCATTTCTTCTTTTTCATCTAACCAGGCGTCTATCTTCTTGCATTGGTTGTAAGTCAGCTCGATAGGCTTTCCCAAATGGATAGAATGAATATCCAGCATTGTTATTTTCTCCACTTTCTTACTCCTTTCAATAGCTGCTAAGACTTTCTGCTGCTTTACGAATGACAATCCCTGTTGGCCAGATTTATTCATTTCCAAGTGTATAGCTCGTTTCTAAAGTTTTTAGGTGGCTTGCCTTGATGGATGATTTCATTGCTATCATAAGATAGCCAATACTTACCCCCCAACCCTAATTCTAGGCTCGGTTTCGTAACCCCAAACATCTCCATTCTTATCAACCGCTATCCAATTAACCCAGTCAGGTACAACTATTTCTGCTTTTAATATGTTCATTGTTATCTCCATGCAATATTTGCCATATTATAAAGCTCTGTTTCATTTACCGGCTTATATATTTTTTTCACCCGATAGCTTTTATTCTCACACTTTCTGCACAATCTTTTTCTGTATATAGCGCCTGTGTTTTTATTTATACGGATAATTTTAAACTCAATATCAGGCTTGCTTCTTCCGCAGCCTTTGACTGACTTGGTGTCTTTACAGGTTTTAGCCACGAATAACGCCCTTATATGTATTGATTAGTGATTCAAACTCCGAAAGCCTCACATCTATCTTGGTAAACATTTCCTCAGAAAGGCTTGCGTGTATTCTATGAACAAATAATTGTGTCTTTTCAGGAAAGTCAGCACAATAACTAATAAAATCAATCCACTCTCTGCCAGACTCTTTAAGATTAAAATATAATTGCCACTTATAAGCCGGATCGAAACTATTGCGCTGCATTGTTGCAAAGTGTGTCGTATCAATAACTGATTTAATTTCAATTAGTCCGTCATCATTAACAAGGCCATCAGGAGAGCATCCTGTTAAACCGTTATCATAAAAGCCGCCGTTTAATACATCGCAAAAAGTTAGGTCTTCGTATAGCCCTCTGGCAATCGGCTCTTGTTCGTGCCCCCTTTCCATGTGAGCGTTACTGTAACCCTCGA